ATAAATACCTCTAGGAAACTAGGGGTATTTTTTTATTCATGGCACGACCCTCAACACGCCAGGAACTAATTGATTACTGCTTAAGGAAATTAGGTTTTCCCGTCCTAGAGATTAACGTAGATGATGATCAGATTGAGGATCTTGTGGATGATGCTATTCAATTCTTCCAAGAGCGTCATTTTGATGGAAGCATCAAAACATTTTTAAAACTAGAAGTTACCGAACAGATGATTACTGACGCGAAAGCGAACAGTACAATTTCTGGTACGGATTTTAAGGAGCAAAATAATTACGTTACTGTTCCTGAGCATGTTCTCGGAATAACTCAGGTATATGCTTATGACAATAGTTCATCAGCAGTATCAGGAAACATCTTCAGTATGAAGTATCAGTTGTTCCTGAACGATTTCTATAACTTCGGTTCAATGGAAATCCTGAACTATTATATGGTAAAGCAATATCTTGAGACTCTTGATTTTGTTATTGGTAACTTTAAACCAGTAAGATTTAATAAGAGAGAAAATAGATTATACATTGATACTGACTGGGATAATATTACACCTGGACAGCATTTAATTTTAGACTGTTACAGGATGATTGATCCTGCTAACTCATCGGAAGTTTATAATGACAAATGGTTAAAGAGATATCTCACCGCTCTGATTAAGCGTCAGTGGGGACAGAACTTGATTAAGTTTAAGAATGTAGCACTTCCTGGTGGAACAACTCTGAATGGCAGAGAGTTCTATGAGGATGCTCAACGTGAGATTCAAATGATCATGGATGACTTCAAGTTAGAATACGAGTTACCACCACTAGACATGATCGGATAAGATGAAGAATTTATACTTCACACAAGGAACAAAAGGTGAGCAAGGATTAGTCCAGGATCTTGTAGACGAACAGATCAAAATGTATGGTCTGGAATGCTACTACATTCCTCGTCAAATCCATGAGGATAAATTGTGGAATGACATCTACTACTCACAGTTTAAGGATAGTTATCTCATTGAGATGTATCTTGAAAACTTTGAGCAGTTTGGTGGCAATGGAGACATGCTGTCTAAATTTGGTCTCCGTGTAACTGATGAGATTCAACTCACAGTATCAAGAAGGAGATGGAAAGATTTTGTCGATGTTCAGACTAATAAAATTGTTAGTGGAAGACCCAATGATGGCGACCTCATTTGGTTCCCATTAAATGAAACTGTATTTGAGATCAAGTATGTAGAGAATCAAAAACCTTTCTATCAATTAGGAAGTCTATATACATATACCATGACATGTGAAGTCTTTGAGTATGGAGACAGTATCTTTGATACTGGTATTCCTGCTGTCGATAACACTGAAATGGAATCTGGAGTATATCCAATTATACTCAATACTGGTGGTTCTGGTTACTTCAAGCAGGACGAAAAAATCACTGGTACGAGATTCACTGCTACAGCAACAACACCTGTTGCTGATAATAACGGTGTTCTTGGTGCTATTACTATTACCAATGGTGGTGGCAGATATGAAACTGCTCCAAATGCATTCTGGTATTCACCCACTGGAGCATTTATCGGAACCTCTACTACAGTGATTACCGATGGAGTAGTGTCTACAGTCAATTCTCCAACAACTCCATACATTTATGGAGATGTTACATATGACTCTCAAGGCAACATTGATACGATTACTCCATGGGCACCTACAATTAACATTGAGAGTTCTCCTGGTGACGTTGTAGGCAAGGTTGCCGAATGGGATGAAAACACCAGAACTCTGAGTGTTGCATATGCCAATGGTACTTTTGAATTGAATGAAGAGATTGTCGGTGCAGACTCTAATGCTAGATGGTCTGTCGGATCTTTCGACACACTTGATATGACAGATTCGTTCTCGGAGAATAGACAACTTGAAGATGAAGCGGATGATATTCTCGACTTCACTGAAAAGAATCCATTCGGAGAATTTGGTAATTTTACAGGTAGCTTTTAATGTTAGGAAATTATTTTTATCACAAAATTATTAGAAAGACTGTTACCACATTTGGTACACTTTTTAATAACATTCAACTAAAAACTTTGGATGCTAATGGCGGAAATGTTATGGAGCAGAAAGTTCCATTGGCATATGGTCCTATCCAAAAGTTTTTAGCAAGACTCAATCAATCACCCGATCTTGATAAGAAGGTGACAATTACTGTTCCTAGATTGTCATTTGAGATGACATCTATTCAGTATGACTCAGGCAGGAAAGTTCCTCCTATTAATAGGAATAGAGCAACAGGAGATGGTCAGACCACAACTACTAAAACTCAATATCTTCCTGTACCATATAATATTGGGTTTGAATTAAATGTGATTGCGAAATCTCAGGACGATGCGTTGCAAATTCTTGAGCAAATTCTTCCATTCTTTCAACCACAGTTTAGTATGACTGTGGATCTTATTCCTGAAATGAATGAGAAACGTGATATTCCTATCATCTTAGAGAGCATTGATTTTACTGATGATTATGAAGGAGACTATTCTACCAGAAGATACATTTATTATACACTGAGATTTTCAGTTAAGACTTACATGTATGGTCCTGTTGCTGCTAACGACATCATCAGGAAGTCTATCCTTGATACTAACATTGGTGATAGAAATACTAATGCTAGGGTTATGGAATATAATGTTCAACCCAAAGCATTGGAGGACAAGAACAACGATGGCACTATCAATGCTGCTGACGATGCTCTGCTACAACCAGATGATGACTTCGGATTCAATGAGGGTATAACGTATCATGGACAATAAATTTCAGAAGAACATGGAGGATGTTTTTGACATCACTCCTATGGATGAAGTAGAACAACCCAAACCTGAGAAGGTGGAAGTTGATGCTGCTGATGTAGAGACTGACTATAAGTATGCCCGTGGAGAGTTGTATGAACTCATCCAGAAGGGTCAGGTTGCCATTGAGGAGTTGCTAGACGTTGCTAGGAGCAGCAACCACCCAAGAGCGTATGAAGTCGCCTTCCAGGGCATTAAGAACGTCGCTGACATCACTGATAAGTTAGCAGACCTTCAGAAGAAAATGAAAGATTTGGGTCAAGAAGAAAAAAAAGGACCATCTACTGTAAACAATACTATGTTTGTAGGTTCTACTGCTGATCTTGCTAAGATGCTTAAGCAAGCAAAAAACAATATGGAAGATAAATAACTAAAAAGTATACCAATGATTATCAAACCTCTCTCTGTCGCAGAAGATATTCAGGCAGCTGCATTAGCTGATGCTACTGCTTTAGCAGGAACACTTCTTTGGGTAGTAAATACAAACGCCGCGGCTGCCAAAGTTACTGTTGCTAATGCCTCAGCAGTCACAGTTTACATTCCTGCTGGTGAAGGAATGGCAATCAGAAAAGATCCTGGTGCTGTAGTAGAAGCTAGTACTGCCAGTGGTTCTGTGTGGGCATCGGCAATTGCATACCAAAATTGAATAAATAAACTAGTAAACCCCCGTTGCTGGCATGAAGTCATTTAAAGAATTTAGAGAGCTTTCAGAAGCGAAACGTGGACTTTATGCAAACATCCACGCTAAAAGAAAGCGTGGTGAATCTCCTGCTAAACCAGGAGATGAGGATTATCCTGCAAAGGATGCCTTTAAGAAAGCGGCGCGGACTGCTAAAGAAGAACTTGAACTTACACAAGAAGGAGCAGCCTGGACAAAAAAGTCTGGTAAGTCCGCCAGCGGCGGACTTAATGCGAAGGGACGAAAATCTTACGAAAGAGAAAATCCTGGAAGCGACCTCAAAGCTCCAAGCAAAAAGGTTGGAAACCCCCGTAGGGCATCGTTTTGCGCTAGAATGAAGGGTATGAAGAAAAAGTTAACCTCTAAGAAAACTGCTAAAGACCCTGATTCTAGAATCAACAAATCACTAAGAGCCTGGAACTGCTGATAAATGCCTGATAAAATTTACAAAGGTTCGCCCAATCTAAAAGCGGCGAATGTGGAAATGAGTTTCACACCTGAGCAAGTTCAGGAGTGGATTAAATGTGCTGATGATCCAGTCTACTTTACTAGAAATTATATCAAGATTGTTTCTCTGGACGAAGGTCTTGTTCCATTTAAAATGTGGGACTTTCAGGAGGACATGATTAACAGGTTCCATGCGAACCGATTTAACATTGCTAAACTGCCACGACAGACAGGTAAGTCCACTACGGTGGTATCTTACCTGTTACATTATGCTATCTTTAATGATAACGTAAACATTGGTATTCTAGCAAACAAACTTACTACATCCAGAGAACTCTTAGGCAGGTTACAACTTGCCTATGAAAATCTTCCTAAGTGGATGCAGCAAGGTATTGTGTCATGGAATAAAGGATCTCTAGAACT